GGTTCAGAAATAATAGTAGTGGTAATGGTTTGTATAATGAATCAACTGGAGAGCATTTTTATTCTGATGCATCTGACATGTGGAATATTGCAAGCGCACAAAATACTCAAGGAATAAGATTGAGAACTGGAGGACATAATGGAACAGTTCGTGGATATTTTTATGCTAATAATAGCAATGATGTCGGTTTATTAAATAATGCTGGAAATTGGAGATTAAGAATAGTTGGTGGTGATTATGCATTATTTGATGGATCATCTATAAGAGCGCCAATATTTTACGATAGTAGTGATACAAATTATTATTGTGATCCTAATGGAACATCTTCTTTGGCAGCAGTAAATGCAAATGCGTATTATCCTCATGGAGGGGTAACTGAAAGTGATATTTACGCAAGAAGTTTATCAATAAACGCTTATCATCATGGCGATTCATTGACATATGATACTTTTCAATTTAATGCTGCAAGCGTATATGAAACTAGGGCTACTGTTGGATCATCTTTCGTATCTAGTACAGTAGAAACTAGTATATTTAGAGGAGATAGATTTGGTGGAATGACTATTGCTAATAATGTTTATCAAGTTAGATGGACGTGGAATGGTACTATCGGATATAGATTCTTTAAAACATTATATATTGCAAATAGCACAAACGGTAATAGTTTTACCGTAACTATAGAATCTTCAGCGAACGGTAGCACTTGGACAACGATAGCAACAACTGGTGCAATGTCCAATTGGCCTGGACATAGTTGGTATAATTATTTTTGGAATAATAATGCTACTATAGGATATATAAGAATAACAGTTACTCCGACATGGGTAAATGCAAATACTATGGATATTTATAGTATGCGTTATTTTTGTAGTTATGCATTAGATGCTGGTGCAAGATTATATGATTGGGATTACAATAGAAACGTAACATTTCCAGCTTTTGTAGACGCTACCCAATTTAGAGACACTAATAATACAGCTTATTATATTGATGCGGCTAGTACAAGTAACTTAGTTGGTTTAACTGTTGCTAATACTATAACGGGTTCAGTTAGCGGAAATGCTGTTACTGCTGGAGGTTTAGCAGTTCATTCAGGCAGAAATAATGAAGTCAATAAAATAGTAAGAACAGATAGCAACGGTTATATTCAAGCTGGATGGATTAATACAACTTCTGGAGATAATGGTACTACAGCTATTGATAGAGTTTACGCATCTAGCGATGGTTTTATAAGATATTATACTCCTGCAAATTTCAGAACTGTTTTAGATGTTCCAACTAGAACTGGATCGGGAGCTAGTGGAACTTGGACAATAAATTCTCAAGGTATTTATGCGGCAGGTAATGCTTATATAAAATCAACAACCACAGGTACCGCTTACACAAGTCATATTCAAGTTAGAGAAGCTGATGGTGGCGGTGGTAATACTAGTGAAATTTATGCTCCTGCTTTAGGTTTTCATTGGTCTGGAGTGGTTGCTTCAAACATATTAATGGAAAGCAGTGGAAGAATTGCAATAAGAAATAATCCCGGTTCTGATTATGAAAATTTTATTGCAAATATTGTTTATGGAAATTCAAGCGTTCAAACACCAATCCTTTATGATAGCAATAATACTTCATATTATGTTGATCCTGCAAGCGGTAGTAATGTAAATAATTTAACAACTGCTGGAACTTTATACACAAACAACATTGCTAAAAATGCAACAGGATCACCAATAATTATAAATTCAGGTTTAGCTACGTCTTTGGCTTTGCGCGTTTATTATGATATGAATTTGTATAATACTTTGACTTTTACAGATTCTTCTTGGAATAGTCAAGGTGCGATTTATGGATCTAGTAGCGTTGTAAATATTGTTGCAGCAACTGCAACGACAACTTTTACAAAATACGCTGGATATTCTCAAGAAGGAGGATCATTCAGAGCGCCATTATTCTATGACAGCAATGATACCACTTATTATACTGATCCAGCGGGTTTTTCATTAATATCCTCAATGGGTATTGGCGGATTAACTTCTAGCAACAACGTTCAGATGTATGATTCTTATGTTGATGGTAGTAGTAGTTATTTACAATCTCCTCCATTAATAATAAGAAAAGATAGTTCTGCAACTGGAGCAATTGATCAAGCTCCTGTTGGGTTATTCATTTATAATTTAAATGGTACAAATAATACTTGGACAAAATTATCGATGGGTAGCAGAGAAGCTGTAGGAGCTGGAAATACAGTAAGTATTGCAGGTTTAGCTGCTCAGAAAACAGCAGGTACTGCAAATAGCTGGGCTACTGGTGATTTACATTTTTGGACAAAATCAGGAGCTACACAAATCACAAATATGGTTGCATATTCTAGTGGATATGTTCAATCTGGATACAGTTTTAGAGCGCCTATCTTTTATGATAGCGATAATACAGGTTATTATTTAAATCCAGCAGGTCTATCTCAATTATCTGCCGTATATGCCAATGATTGGTTTAGAGCGCAAGGTAATACTGGTTTGTATTTCCAAGATAAAGGATACGGCATCACTTCTGCTGGTGCGGCTGGTAATAGTTATGGAAACGCTTCTACATATGGTACTGGGGTAAATGGTTGGCAAGGTTGGGGAATTGGAAGTCGTCATTGCATGATGAGTACTGGTGGAGATAATTTTGGTGTTCATGATAATACTAGAAGTTGGTTATATTATTGGAATGGCACATATCATAATTTTCAATATGGTTATCTTGAATCAGCTAGTAGTGTAAGAGCGCCATTATTCTACGATAGTAATAATACTACATATTATTTAGATCCTGCAAGCACAAGTAATCTAGTTGGTTTAACTGTAACCAATACAATTACTGGAAACATTAGTGGTACTGCCGGTTCAATCAGTGGATTTAATAATCCTGTAACCTCTGCTACAGCAAATACAATTGTTTATAGAGACGGTAGTGGTAATATAACAGGAAATCAAATATTCGGAAATTATCATAATTCAAGTGATGATACAAGTTCTAGTGGTATTACTTTTATAATGGCAAAATTTGGTGACAATTATCATCGAAGTGCTAGTGCCGCTAAAGTTGCTACATTTATTAGCGGTCAAACGATGAATATTGCTGGTAGTTCTACAAGTTGTAGTGGTAATGCGGCGTCGGTTACTGATGGGGTTTACCTTTCCACTACTCAAACTATATCAGGAGTTAAAACATTTTCATCTGCTCCAATTGCTACAAATATAGCAAAAGCTTGGGTACATTTTAATGGAACAGGAACAATTGCTGTTAATGCTAGTCATAATGTAGCAAGTCTAACTGATAATGGAGTAGGTGATTATACTGTTAATTTTACAACTGCAATGGTTGACGCTAACTATGCCGTAGCTGGAACTGTTACAATAGATTATACTTCAGCGCAAAGTTTAAATCAATTAGTTTTAGCAGTTCCAAGACAAACAAATGCTCAAGTTGCTGGTAGTTGTCGTTTAGTTTGTGAATATATTCACGGCGCACAATTATATGACGCAGTTGCTGTAAGAGCAGTATTCTTTAGATAAAATTATGAAAGTGATAATATATAAAAATGATGATGGTGGTATGTCTGTAATTTATCCAGTATATCAACCAGAATGGGACAAAATAGAACAAGATGAATTTTTATTATTTGTTCAAAATAAAGATGTGCCAAAAATGATAGATAGTTCAACTAGAAAATCTTGGCTTATAGAGATTGAAGAAACTTCTAAGTTAAGATATCTTAGAAATGCTTGGAAAGTAGATGATAATGGTCAAATATTTTTTGATAGAAACAAAGGAGAAGAATTAAAAAAAGAACAATTTAGAAATTTGCGAAAACCATTCTTGGAAAAACTAGACGTGCAATTTATGCGAGCTTTAGAAGCTGGCGACACATCTTCTTTGCCTCAAATTGCCGCAAAAAAACAACAACTAAGAGACATAACTGATATAAGTTTTAATGATTACGATACTCCCCAAAAACTTCATGAATTTATACCAGATATTTTAAAAACTTAATATATAATAGTCATGGGTTATTCTTATGACTATTATGTAGAAACTTGTTTAATGTTGCGGCAGAATGGATTTTATCCAAAAAGAATATTAGATATTGGCGCAAGCGTCTGTCAAACGGCAGACGTTATGCATGATGTTTGGCGTGTTGCTTATATCGTTCTTTTTGAAGGCAACAAAGAATGTGAGCCTTTGTACAAAATAAAAGATTATGCTTATCATATCAAATTACTTGGTAAAGAAAATGGAATCGCCAAATTCTATAAAACGAAATGGAGTCCCATTTGTTCAGGCAATTCTATATACAAAGAAAACTCGTCAACCTACAATGAAGAAAACTTGATAGTCGAAGAGTTGCCGATTTATAAACTAGATGATTGCATTAATGGCATTTTTGATCTAATAAAAATTGATACTCAAGGTAGTGAATTAGATATTATCAATGGAGGATTGCAGACTTTCTCAAACGCCAAAGTAGTTATCGCAGAAGTGTCTTTAACTAATTACAATGAAGGCGGCTGCACGAAGCAACAGATTGTCGATAAAATGATTAGTCTAAAGTTCGATCTTATATCTATAATAGAATCAGTAGTAAATGAAAACAATGAACTAATCGCTGAAAGTTTATTATTTATCAAACCTTAAAGATCTAAAATCTTCTTCCACCATTTTATTACCATTTGTGGGCGAAAGTTTCTTGGGTTTTGTTGATTTGGAGCGTAATTCTTGAAGTAGTTTATGTATGTATGCATGTCAGAGGTCAAGCTGTTATTATTTATTAATTCTGGCAACGATCCTAGACAATTGAGTCCATAAATAAATGGTGTCGTTTTAAGAATATCAGCCAATACAACACTTATACCAAAAGTTTCGGGCATCATATTTACATAAAACATGCCTTTGCATTTTGCCATAAGTTCAACAACTTCTTTAAAATTCAACGTACCAATATAATTGACATTATAATTTACATCGGTAATATCATTTTTTGGATTATCATATCCCGGCAAACATACATTTAAGACATCAGTGCCAGATAGTATTTTTTCGTCTTTTAAATATTTCCACATCTGCAAAGTATGTGGATATCCTTTCATTAAACTACTGGCATATATATAATTTTTCTTATTTTGAGGAATTGGATAATCGTACACCCAATCAGGAATCATAAAATAAATAATATGTTTGTTCCAATGATCAGGAAATAAATTGTCTTGAAATTTGCTGAGAGTAATTAAAGATAACTTCTTTTCCTCAAATAATTTATAGAATTTTAGATTATGAACGCCATTAAGATCAGTTGCCCACATGAAAGCTTTTTTGTGGGCGATCTTTGGAATGTCGCTGTATCTATGAATTATTAAATTTTTACATTTTACCTTGTATTTATTTACTAAAACATTTGGTAAATACAATACGTTATTTATATATATTTCTTTTTCGCAGTTATTGAAGCAGATAACTTTATATCCTTCTTTCGCCAACTCTTCAAGAAGAAGAATGGCTTGAAATTCGCTGCCGCCCATGCCTTTTTCATGCATGGTATTGCCAGTATAAGACATTCCGATACTGTCAAATAAAATTATATCTGCGAAAATTTCGTTCATACAAGAACTTTGAAATCGTCATCTGGATCACTCTTTGCAAAATATCTAGAAATATCTGTTACTGGTTGTGGATTGAAAGTTTCTTGCTTCTTAAAAGAATTAATCCATTTACCTACGTCGCCAACAAATGTCTTCGTACCTGTGTGCGAGCAGGTAATCTTTGTGTCAAGGTAAACGCTGTTTCCAAGATTGCGCCACTTTTTGCACATATAAATGTCTTCGCTAATAAGATCGCCATCTTCGCACACAACTTCGAACACCATGCGTGTGTCGCCCTTTTCAGATGTGTAAGGCTTTGAGATTTCCCAAAGAACTTCCATAGCCTTGCGGGAAATCTTCATGAAGCCGCAACCCAATCCAGCAACTTCCAAAAGACCATCTTTGTCAATGCTTAGATTCAGTTTGCTGTTATCTTTGTCGAGAGCTTTTACTACATAAAGTTCTTCATTGTCGCTCTTCTTTCTATAGCTGCCGCCAATCAAATCTTTGTCGCTATTTACTAGTTTATAAAAGTCCAATGGATTCCAGCCGACATCACCATCAATAAAAAACAATACATCAATATCGTTGCTGTAAGCTAGTTTAAATAAATCGTTTCGGGCGCGTTGAATAAGAGAGTCGTAACAAATAAATAATGGAAAAACTTCTACATTATTCTTTTCTGCTAAAGATAGAGTGTTTAGAAGTGAGTCGATGTAATAAACATCAAGTTTGCCGTCGTATGATGGAGTTGCGATTAAAACTTTCTTTTTATCAGCCATAAAAAAACCTCAAGAACGATATGTCCTTGAGGTATTTTAACTTTTTTGTTTATAGTTTTCTACTTGTATTATCGGCTTAGAGCGGGTGGATATTCACCAGTAACAAGAGTAACTACAGCGGCAGCTAGTTCCGCATCAGTCCATTGACCAGCTTGATCATAAGTATCGCCAGACCAAACCGTATACCAATTATGAGCGTAAGGATTGGTGGATACTTTTACCAAGCTTTTTACTGTCTTACCAACTGGATCATCAGTTGTTTGGAGGATTTCGATTTGACTGCTATTGGCAGCTTGTTGGATTTCTACTGCATTTGGTAGATTAATAATTGGGAATACTGGATCGCTCATATTTTGTATATATTTTTACACTATTTTTGTATCTATAGAAATTAATAATCGTAACTAAAAGCCTTGTAGAACCAAGAAAATCTATTATAAATATTATCGCAGTTCTGCTTGCCTAACACATCGATATAATCATTTGGAACAGGCTTGATAACTTTCTGAATAGTATGGTCGCCGAAAGGAATATGCATACGATCATCTTCAAAAGTTTTTTGTTCAACATTGTTAAAGTCATGTTGATAAAATGGCAATTCAAGATATTCATAAACTCGCTGCATTTCACGTTGAGGATTGGCTGCAAAGTTTTCAAACTTAATAAATAAACACTTTTTGCTTAACTTACGCATGATTGTGTCGTATAATACATCCATACTCACTGCAAGTGGCGGCGCTTGCATTAAAAAGTAATCTATTCTTTTATCTACTGTTGTGTTGCGAAGTTCGTTCCAATTCTGAAGACCAGCATCTATGTTTTGATGTTGTCGCCACTTTTTTTCCATGCTTGCGACTACTGCTCGCAGATCGCGAACCATAACAATAACCTTTGGTTCTGGATAATACCAGTTTAAAAAGTCATAAGTCACACTCCAACCTCTGCTCTTATCAATAATATATTTCTTATCGGTGATGGCGTTGAAGTATGCGAACATGCCTTCTTTGCAAAGAGCTTTAAACGCTGGTTCAACAACATTTATATCTTGAGCCTTGAATTCTATATTTGTAGAATATATATTTCTGGCATTAAGAAAGATTTCGATCAACCCACTTGTTGGTGTGGCGTAAAAATCAGGATTTTGGGCTAGTACGTTTTGTAATAATGTCGAACCTGCTCTCGGCAAAGAGCATTGAAAAAATATCTTTTCAACCATACCATATATTATGTCAGTTGGTTCGTTTTTAAAGGTGTTAATCATGGGTTTACCGGGATCTGGTAAAACCACATTAGCAGCAGATTTGTTTTATCTTTTAAGTAGTAATTATAAGTGCCATTGGTTAAATGCAGACAAAGTTCGTGAACAATTCAATGATTGGGATTTCAGCGAAGCTGGTCGTGAGCGCCAAGCCAAAAGAATGAAAGATCTGGCTGATATGCACGGCCAATATAATGAAATAATTATTTGTGATTTCGTGTGTCCTTTGCAGAAAACTAGAGATCAATTTAATCCTGATTTTATAATCTTTATGAATACTATTAATCAATCAAGATATGAGGATACGAATAAAGTATTTGAGCCGCCAAAAAAGTTTGATATCGAAGTCAAAAGCAAGAATAGTAACTATTATTCTAAAATGATCTACAACGAAATAGTTCATAAAATGAATAAAAAAGTGTAAGTAGTATATATGGTTAATTATAGCGTCCATGATTTGGCTGATGAGATTTTTGGAAACGAATTCGACTACGACAGTGGTTATGCCCAGTTTTATTATATTTCTGGATGGCTTGGTAATAATGTCGGACTATTAAATACAAAATTATTTACTAATTTTAGTGTTGATGGTTCTAATTTCATTCCTACAGGAGAATTTAAACAGGAAGAAAGATCGATATATAAACAAATGTATTTGTACGAGTTTTATACAAAGAAAACTCGTCAAGTTCTTCGTGGAATAGATTCTAGTGTTGATTTCGTTACTCTTCGTGAAGGTGATACCATGATTACCCGTACAAATAAAAATGAATTGGCTAAAACTTATCGTGGATTAGCTAATGATGCTAGAGAAGAAATGGAAAGATTAGTTACTGCTTATAATATATATCAAGCGGCACCAGTTCAAGTAGCGGGAGAAGATGGTTCGCCTATATTTACTGGTTCTGGATACTTCTATTATCCTTATGGATATGGCATTGGACCTTGATTAATAGTTAAATTAAATAAAAAACCCCCAGTCTTGCGACTGGGGGTTTATTGTTTTTATTTATTAATAATTTCTACCACTACCGATTGTGTAGAAGTTGGCGATAGTGTATCCTAAGCCAGAGTAGAAGGCTGTTCCTTGAGAAGGATCATTAGCAGGAAGAGCATATCCACTTTCTAGAGCCATGTTGACTCCAGTGGCATAACTTCCGCTCATAAACAATCCATTAGTAGAATCGTTTGCTCCACCGATTTGAATTGAATAGGTCAAATCAACAGTTTCATTACCTCCGATATCTTGAGTGTGATTTTCACTGGTCAAGATAGCTCCACGGAAGTTGTAAGAAATCTTTGGAGTTGGATTTTGTCCGACATCAGCACATTGATTTAAAGTAATTGTGAATTGTTTTGTTGTTTGATTTCCGCAAAGAAAATCAAATAGATCTTTATTATCAACCATTTCATTTACTAATGCGTTAATAGTAATATCCATATTTAGAGGAACATTAACAACGCGATTGTAACCGAACAAGGCACCAAGTCTGCTAAGAGTTGTTCTAGCTAGAGGAACTGAGAATCCAAAACTTTGAATGTTAATAGCATTTGTTCCAATATTTTCAACATTAACAAAGGTATCTTCTGCTGATGTACTAGCTCCTGGAACAGTAAGAACAATATCTCCTGGTCTCAAAGCTGTTACTGTGGCTGATCCAGTACCTGCTGTTGTCCCAAGTTGAGCAGCATTGATCTTATAATACTTATTATATCCAGTAATTCTTGTAGCTGGAGAAGTCGCTGAACCGTTGTAAATAGCTGGTGAACTACCACTATATCCTACTCCAGCAGTTCCAGCTCTAACATCACTCTTGATATTGAATCCTTCAACAGTTACAGAAGCAGTAGGAACTTCGCCTACAGAAGCTGTAAATTGATAATTAGTAACGAAACCATTACCGATGGCGATTACGCTATCAGTTGGAGATGTGATGGATGCTCCAACTACGTCTTCACCTTCGTCAACAGTTAAAATATAATAATTTTGTCCTTGAGTTTCTGATAAGAAACCAGAAACAGCTCCTGCTCCAGATACCATGGCAGTATCCCAAGATGGAGCGCCAGCAGTTGATGTAGTAGTTCCACCGAAATTGAATCCCATCAATCTTTCATTCAAGCCATCAGTAATATAATAGCTATAATCAAGAGTTACGGTGGGTGGTTCGTTAACGATAGTTCCGATACGAGCTAGTTTACCGAATTCATTGACATCTTGACGGTTAATTGTAAAGTTAAAATTACAATTTTGTACGCGATCTAGCTTATAAAGAAGACCTGTTCCATAGGTTCCAGATAAACCAGCAGCAACATTTCCATCTTGAGGTTGATTTTTAGCGGCAGCAGCGGTTGGTGCGCCAGAAGCCCAAAGTTGAACTCCTGTTGCGTTTGGAGCGATAAATAAAGCTTTGCTTTGATATATTACACGATTTCTTGACATATGTTTGTATAGTTAAATTGTTAATATTTTTTACAGAGTAAAAGTATTTTTGGGAAATTAATTCCTTGGGAAACGAACGTTTCCAATGTTGAATTCCATGAATCCGATGTGCAAATTTGGATTAAGTTCTTTAAGAACGTTGTCGCGAATCTTAGATATATCAATATCATATATAAAACAAGGATTCGTAAATCCACCATTTGTTATAGCGTTAGCGTAATTAAAACCAGTAGGATATAATCCTGTTTTTAATTGAGAAAACTCTCCCAATGGATGGGCGGTCATTGGTATAATTTTAAAACAACTATTGAAAGAATCGGCAAAAGTGCTTAAAACACCGTCTAATTGATATAGATTTTCAGCAAAAACAACACTTTTTATTTTTATATTCGTTTGATCTTGACCGCCAAATGAAAAAGGTTCGTTAAAATTATGTTCTAAAGATATAAAGCAACAAGGTGTGACGGGATTATATGGAGGAACATATGTTTCTTGAACAGTAAAACGACTGTTTTGTATATATTTGCCTTCGATTATTAAATTGTCTTCTGGTTGATCTGTTATATAACTATTAATTTCTTTTACTGTGTAGGTGCCAGTTATATTTAAACCGCTTGACACTCCGCTATTAAATATTGCTCTGCCATTATTAAAATCGAGCATTAATCCGCTTGTTCCAGTAGGAACAAAGTTTCCATTGACGGTTAAGCCGCTTGGTATAACCGCTCCAGTTATATTATGGTCAAAAACCCATTGTTTATATGGACTTCCATATACAACTTTGTTGCCTCCTAGTCTTGGGTCTTCATAATTATAAAATTTAGTAGTGTAAGTTTTATAAGCATCACTTCTTTTCATCAAAAAGTTATCATACCATAAAAAGAATGAATTTACTATGTCATGCGTAAATTTGGGTTTCATAAAATTGATTTTTCTAGTTCTTGAATTTTTTTATTATATTTATTGATTAATTTAGATATGTAAGCGGTATTTTTAAATCGAACATCGTTTCTAACTTTGTTTTGGCTTTGAATGCCAAGTCCAGATCTACTGTTTTTAACTTGTTTTACATAATATCCTAATCCAGAAATACCTTCTTCTATACCTTTTGCCCAGCTTCTTCCGGTTTCCCAAGGTAAAGGGGTGGCTAAAAATATTTGTTTAGCCGTTGGGATTTCAAATATATAAGTTATTATTGAATTATTTTGTACTATTTTTCTAAAAGAAGATTGTTTTAACATTTGGCGAATGACTTCAGTTGGTCTGTCGCCATTTTCAAAACCGATGAAAGAATACAAATTAGTAATACCATTCAATGTCCTAGAAGAATTAGAAGCATCTATTCCTCCTTCTATTTCCACAGTAATAGGATGATTATCAAAATCAGCCAGCATCTCTGTTTTTAATTTATCAAATTGATCTGAAATAGCTTTGTCGGCATAAGAGGTGTATTCTGGCTGTTTGTTTAATTGTCTTAGTATTGCATTTAAATCTTGTGGATTTAGGTTCATCTTATGGATCAGGCTTGAGATATAAAGTATAATACTGGCTATCAAATAATCCGTGGCCTCTAAAAGATGAATTTAAAACAAATCTTCTACCATCTAAATCAAAACGTCTAGCATCTTTAATATATTCATAGTCTTCCGCTCTAATTTTTAGTCTTACGGTTCCTACAACTGCTTCTAGTTTGATTTGGGTATTTACGGCAGTTTCGCTCCAATATTGTTTTCTAATATCATCATTATAATAAATTCTTGCTTTAAATTGCTTGTAAACAGGTGTATTTATGATAGAGGTCGTTTGACCGGCAGTATTATATAATGGATTAAAGTTTGGATCAGTGATAATGACAACTTCAGACGCTTCTTTAAAGACTGTAATAGTACGAGCGAATGTTTCGTGAACATCCTCTATTATTAAGTCTAAAGCGGCTTTTTCACTATCTGATAATAAACTTGTAGCCATAATAGAAATTTAATTTATTAACTTTATTATAAGTATGTCTAAGAGTATTTACACGTTTAATATAGAAAAGAAAGCCGAAGTAGAAGAAAAAAGAATAGAAACTTATTTGGAAGATGGCATCGAAAAACAAAGAACCATCACCGAAAAGGTAGAAAAGGTTATTCCAATAGAGATTTTATTGAAGGAACCAAACAGAAAGCAGGTTCAAGAGGCAGAGCTAGTTTTTTCTGTAGAGATGAGTAAATCTATTAAACTCGGTATCCTAACAAAGAACATGTTGCTAAATAAGTACAAGGATACTGGAGGTTTGGATGGAGAAAAAGAAACAAAGGCTTTGTCGCAAGCTTATGCAGATTATCAGCAAGTACAAATAGACATCGTAAATCTCAGAATTATTCCTGACGCTGAAAAGACGGAAGACCAGGTACAAGAACTTCAACAAAAAGAAAATAGAATGCTAGAATTGAGAAAAGAAATTGTTCAGCGTGAAAGCAGTTATTTGACTTTATTCAGTCACACGGCGGATGCGAGGGCGCAGAATAAGTCTATTTTGTGGTACGTTTTAAATCTATCTTATTATAAAGATACAAGCTTGGGTCATAAAGATTTCGTTCCCATTTTCAAGGGTAACACTTTCGAAGAAAAGGAAGAAGCGTTGTCAAAGATGGAAGACGAGCAAGACTTTATTTATCAAAACACTTATCTAAAGTTAGCGAGCTTGTTTAGTTATTGGTTCTTCTCTGGAGTCGTTGATAAGGAAGAGTTCGATAAGATCATAAGAGAACAGAATGGATGATTCTCTATTCTATAAAAATATATTTAAAGATATATGTGCTGGCTTTTCTGTAATCGAAACTGTTTTTGGAAAAGCCTATGTGAAGCATATTAATTTTATCGAACAGAGTTATATAGAAGAAAATAGAAAAAAACATCTAGAATACGCCAAGAAAAATGGGCTTCCTACCGTTCAGGAAGCCCTTGCTAATTTAGAAGAAGAAGGATTTTGGACAAAAGCCGATGAAAGCAAGATTAATCAAGAAGAAGTTTTTGTTAGAAAATTGCAAGATCAAAAGAAAACTACATATTTAAAATCGCAAATTGACGCTTTCAATAGTCAAATAGAAGAAAGTCTTAAAAAATTAAACAAGTTAAAAAATACAAGAAACTCTTATCTTGGTAATACTTGCGAGAATTACGCTGATCAAAAAAATACAGAAGACTTTTTAAAGTTTACTTTGTACACAGATGCATCTTTAACAGATAAAAAATTCTCTGATGAAGAATTCGATGAGATTCTTGTATCAGATCTTGGCGATATAATTGAACAATATAATGAAGTTAATCGCAAATTCACTGATTTAAATATACAAAAGACAGTATTGCAGGACTTTTTTAGTTATTATATATCGTTTTCAGAAGATCCTATTCATTTTTTTGGTCTTCCAGTAACTAAATTAACGTTTAATCAATTAAGAACGCTAATTTATGCAAGATATTTTAAGAATATCTTTATGCAAAACGACAATATGCCAGAAGAATACCGCCGAGATCCTGAGAAGATTTTTGATTATGTAAACGCTAATGAAAAAGCTAAAGATATAATTAATAAAGAAAAAGATGGTCAAGCACAATCTATCGTTGGCGCAACAAAAGAAGATTATAAATATCTTAATATGGACAAAGGTACGACAAAGACTCTTTCTTTGTCAGAAGAAGCGAAGAAAAAAGGTGGCTCGTTGGACATGAATGATTTAATGAAAATCATGGGAGTTTAATAGTTTTTAAGTGTAATTAAAAATATGGCAGTACAAATTAGTGTTCAAGCTAGTCAAACAGCATTAGCGCAGAGTATCGCTCAAGGCGTTGCCGCATTTAATGCAAGATATGCATCACAGAATCAACTGAATCTGCAAATTAATGCAGGTAGTTTTACTCAGCCATTAGGAAGAATCACTGGCAACTTAAAAGAATTTGAATCTGCGCTCGCAGCTTCTAATGCTCGCGTACTTGCATTCGGAGCTTCTACAGCGGTAATCGGTGGTGTAGGTAAAGCTTTCAGAGAAATAGCTAATGTTACTATAGAAGTTGAAAAAAATATCACAGATATTAATCGTGTTTTAGGGTTAAGCACAGATAAATTACAAAAATTTTCTTCTGATCTTTTTGGAGTTGCTAAACTAACAGCTTCTTCATTTCAAGATGCAGCTAAGGCAAGTTTAGAATTTTCTAGACAAGGTTTAAATGCTGAAGACACTTTGAAGAAAACTGCCGATGCAATGACTCTTGTTCGTCTTACTGGAGTATCAGCTACTCAAGCCGTAGAAGATTTGACTGCTGCTACAAACGCTTTCAAAGAAACAGGATTAACTACAAACGATATTTTAAATAAAATTGTAGCAGTAGAACAACAATTTGCAGTTTCAGCAGACGATTTGACTTCAGCCGTTTCTAGAACAGGTCAGGCCGCAAAAGAAGCTGGTGTTAATTTCGATCAGTTGAACGCTTTGGTCGCTTCTGCTCAGGAAAAAACTGCCCGTGGTGGTGCGGTTATCGGTAACGCTCTTAAAACAATTTTTACTCGTTTACAAAGAACTGAAACTTTGGATCAGTTGGAAAATTTTAATATTGCCGTAAGAGATATCGAAGGAAATGTTTTGCCAGCTATACAAATATTACAAAATTTCGCTGGAGCTTATAAAGATTTAAGTTCAGCTCAAAAAGCCAGCCTTTCTGAACAGGTTGCTGGTGTTTATCAAGTAAACATATTAAAATCTATAGTAACAGATCTTAATGAAAAACAAGGAGTTTATAATAGAGCTTTAGATTACGGAACGCAAGCTACAAACGAGGCTGAACAAGCTAACGCTAAACTAAATTTAACTTTAGCTGCACTAATATCTCAAACAGGAACAAATCTTCAACAGTTAAGTAATAATATTGGTAAAGTAACTTTTGAACCTGTTTTCAAGAGTTTGGTAAGTCCTTTCAACGACGCAGTAACTTATATTAATGATCTTTTAGAAGGAGAAGGCATTGGTTCTCAATTTGCAAATGGTTTATTACTTGGAATTAAAAATATATTGAGTGGTCCCGGTTTAGTTGGCGCAGTCGCAGTAATTGGAAAAGTAATTACAAATACTTTTAGTTATGCAAGTTCAGCGCTGCCAGCTTTATTCGGAATCACTACCGAAACACAAAAGAGAAAAAATATTGAAGAAGCGGTTTTAAAGATTATCCAAAGTCAATCTCAAGTATCTTTAGCTTTAAGAGGTCAACAAGGAAATCTTGTAGCTCAATCTCAAACTTTATTTAATTTAGCTCAAGCTCAAACAGCAGAATATCAGCAACAATTAGCCACAGCAAAACAATTAGCTGCTGCTTTAACTCCTCGCAATATTACAGTAGGGCAAGCTGGATTGCAAGTTGGAAAAATAAAAGCAGGTGGATATATTCCAAGAGACGTTCAAAATGCTGAAGTAATGGGTGCGGCGATTGGTGGGTACAAAGCTGGAAAAGTTATAAACGCTCCAGTTGGTGGAGTAATGAATACCGCAGAAAAAATAAAATATATTCCCGGTTTCGCTCAACCTTTTATTAATCCTCCAGCAGGATCAAAAGCGGGTCGTATGCATAGAATAAAATCTATAAATCAAACAGGCGTTGATCCATATGCTGCTAACGGATTTTTACCTAATTTTGCAATTCCGCAAGCATATGTAGAGGAAAAATATGATAACGTAGTTAAAGGTAAAACTCCTAATAAATTAAGAAATTCTTATTCTTTAAATATTGATGGTTTACCATCTGATCGTTTGAACGCTGATTTAAATTTAGATTTTAAAGGCACAAAAATAGATGCTGGTTATTCTAATGCAGACGAAATTCCAACTAGAAATAAGTATTTTGATCAAATTTATGGCCAGATAAAAATTGTCAAGTTTCTTGAAAAAGAAATGCTTACTAATGCTGTAGATTCTATTTGGGAAAAAGTTACATCTGGTAAAAATGATTATTCGCCTGACGATTCAATTTTAAAACTTTTATTATCTCCTGATTTAACTAAACAAGCATTCAATCGTGCTTTATTAAAAAATAATGTTTCTCTTCAAGATTTAAGAGACAAATATAATCGTTCTATTGGTGGACAACCTTTGCAAAATAAAACATTTAAAACTGTTAAAACCAAAAGGGAATTAAAAACACCAAAGGATTTTCAAGAATCTTTGTCTGGTGATAAAAATAATTTTATTGGTTCATTTTATGAAGGTATTCTTTTAAATAATTTAAAAGGTTATGTTTTAGCGGATAATGAATATAGCGCTGTTGATTTAGTCGGCGATAAATACAATTTGTCATTACCACCATTGGAAGCTAAAGGTGGGCAAGCTGAACTTGATCAATTAATAAGAAAAGGAATTCGTAGCAGTTCTTTAAAGGCAGACGATAAAACAGGTCCAGAAAATTTTGGAAGATTAGTAGTGGTTCAGCCTTATGGTTCTGGTTTGGCTTATAATTCTGGTTTTATACCTAACTTTTCTCCAATAATAGATGATAATTATTTTGATAAACACGCATTTCCCGGTGGAACTGCGATTGGCCCAATTCCAGATAAAGCTATACAAAATATTTTAGATAGACAAAGAAAACGTCAAATGACGTATTTGGATTTTGATAGAACGTTAGTCAGAACAATGGGTGACATAGCTTACGCTAAAGTCGCACCAGAACAGAAAAAAGGTGTTTTGCAAAAAATGTTTTTGGATAAAGAAGCTAGATTGAAAGATGTTAAAGGATCTAAACTTACTCAGTTTGGTGAATTATTACGTCAAAAAATACAACAAAAAATAATTGATCCAAGTTTACTTGGATTAATGACGGCTTCTGATGAAACTCCAGGTATGCCAGAATATATATCTAGCATTTGGGGCATACAAAAAAGAAATCAAGTTTACTCAGCAAAACCCGGTACAAAAGAAGCCAGATTAGCAAGTTTAGGTGTTTCAGCAAATGGATTTATTCCAAATTTTGCAACAGGTTTATCTCCAAAAGTCACAAGACTTCCTTGGTTAAAATCTTTTGCTAATAAAGAATGGTTTAATAGATTTCCTTGGTTTAATGATATTGATTTAAAAAATACAAGTCAAAATATGGATTACAATCCATATACTGGTGAAAGAAAATTGATTGCTGGTTCTGAAATGTTCAGAGAGTTAAATTTCTTAACTCATGGAAATAATAAAAATATTACAACTGGAAATTCTCCATTGTTTAGTTATTTATACGAAGAATACGTTCGTGATATTTTAAATGAGGTTACTAAAAATAAATCTATTAAAGATGCTGAAGAAGCTGGTTTTCCAATGCGAGATAAATATGGAAATCCTACAAAATTTGATCCTTTCAAAGCAGCAAATACTGCTCCAATGGATGCTCTTATTAGAAATAGAGCAGGAAGAATTGGCGGCATTGAAATAAAAGGTGGAACAGAAGAAAACTGGAAAACAAAAGATATACTTAAAAAAGAACAAGATTTTGAAACTCAAAATCCCGGTTCTACTTTGGGTAGACGTACTCGCGTTTATTCAAACATGTATAAAGGAACTGATTTTCTTACTAAAGGATTATTAAAGAGACTCGGAGTTGACAAAGCTAAAACAATTACTAATAAATTAATAAGCTTTTATGCTGATAAAATCGCAGGTCATGAATCAGAAATAGAAAGTAATTGGAGAAATAATAAAGGATTGAGTGGAGGTTTTATTCCTAACTTTAGTATGGGTGACAGAATGCGTGAAAATATGATGCAAAATAATTTACGTCCAATTGTTCATGATTTAAAAACCGGAAAAGAAGCTTATGCTCAACCAGGAATAAAAGGAAAAGAATATTTATATCACAAAGACGCATACAATGCAGAACTAAAAACTGCTGGCGCAGATATTAATGATTATGATTTTGCTGAACTTCCTAATTTAGTTAGAGGGTTTATATATCCTAATGGAACAATAACGTGGGATTATTCTGAGAAACAACAAGAAGCTTTACAAGATCCAAATGTAAAAGCAAAAATTTTAGCTAAACTTAATGCTGTACAAACTAGAATTCCGAAACCAATTCCAACGAAAGCTAAACGCATTTCACCTTTGGCAGCGTTTAGAAATGAAGGTTTTATTCCTAATTTTGCTGATCCAAAAATTAAAATAAACTCTGGCAAAGACGCAGTTGAATCTTTTTATAGTAAAAATTCAGAAGTAAAAGGTAAAAAATTAACAGGTGGCGTTATAGCTTTTCCTATTCCTCAAACTACAGATTTATATTCTGTTGGATCTTCTGCTGTAAACATTCAAGGTTCTGGGTTTGGAATTCCTTTATATGATGCGGTATTGGCCGAAATATCAAAAAGAGGAGGTTGGTTAACATCCGATAGATTAACAGTTAGCGACAAGGCTAAAAGAATTTGGGATGGTTATAGAAAATTAAGAACAGGCGATGTAAACAGTAAAAAATTGCCAATGAAAAATTGGTTTTTAGATCCAGCATTCAATGGAGGCAGCTACGAGTTTCCAATGAATCCACAAGATTTATCAAAATATAAATCTACATGGCCTTCTGAAAATGATCCTATTTGGTCTCTACAATACGCTTATCAATTTAAAAAATCTAAATTAGATGAGCTTGTTAAAAATAATATGGCGTCTGGTTTCATTCCTAATTTCGCTTATCAACAAGCAGTAATGAGCTTGGAAGAAAGCATGAGCGGAAATAAAGCTATTCTTGATAAAACTACTGGACCTTTTCCATTCGTTAGAAATAGCAGCCAACCAAATTTTGCTTCAGCGGTAGCAGATCATGGTGGAGTTAAAAATGCATTGAGTGATTCAATGGCTGGACAAAAAGCTGCTGGATTGATGGCTAATGGTAATATACCTAATTTTGCTGCGCCTAATCCTATAACTTTAACAGGAAAAGGATATGCTGGAAATGCTAAAGTTGAACAAGCAATAAATAATTATTTAAAATCTATTGATATTTTAACTATTTCGAATGGCGACATTAGAAAAGCTTTAGACGGTTTATATAAAACATTAGGATTAACTGGTCAAGAATTTGAAAAATTAAAAAAAGAAGTGGTTGCACATGCGAAAGCAGAAAAAAAAGCAGCACAAGCTTTTATTGGGCCAATGCCTCAACAAAATACCGCAACAACGGCAGCGGCGGCAGTTCCTCTTGGGCCACCTAATCCAACAGCATTACAGTCTGCTAGATTAAGAGCATCAAGTTTTGGTAGAAAAGCTAACACATTTGCTCAAGGGATTGGTAATAATTTAGCTTTCACTTTAGGCGCTCCGTTAATTGCTGGGCAACTTGAAAGCGCCATTACAAGGGGTCGTGACAGATCTGAAATGTCTGTTGGAGAAAGATTTGCGGGTTCTGCTATAAGTTCTGGATTAACAAACATAAGTACTGGAGCTTCTTTAGGAACAGCTTTAGCGCCTATTCTTGGACCATTAGCTCCTTTTGGTCCAGCTATTGGTGCAGCAACTGGAGCGATTGTAGGATTGGGAACAGCAGCATTCGGAGCTTCTGATAATCTTGAAGATTTACAAAAGAAAGCTGAAAATTATAGAAATCAAACTCAAGAAGCAATTCAATCTGGAAAAGGTATCATAGATACAGTAAAAGCTTTAGGAAATTTAGATCCTAATTCTTTAGAGGCGTTCGATGCAAATCAAAAATTAGAAGAATATTTCGTTAAAATATCAGAAACAGGTCTAGATGAAAAATTTAGAGAAGCTGGATCTGATGTCGAAAAAATGACAGAAGCTATAAAAGCTTATGAAATGGAAAGAATGGCTGGCGCTAAGAGAGTTGCTGAATCGGCAAATAGAATGTCTAAAAAGGATTTATCTATTGAAGAATTGGGTAAAAAGGGAATTTTGAGAACAGAAAAAGCGGCAGTAACTAAATACGCTCAAAATCAAGGTCTTGGCGGCGCTACTTCAAGTTATGTGGTGATGGAAGATGTGATAGCTAGCACAGGAGAAGCTGGAGAAGCTAATTTTAAAAAGATAGTTACTCAAAATAGTCAACTTTTTGCTGATTTAGAGAATGTTCAAAACCAGTTAGAAGGAAATTTTGCAGAATTTGCAACAGAATTTAAATCTCAATTTTCTGATTTGGTTTTTAATCAAGGAGAATTGTCTGATATGCTTAAAAAGTATAATGTTACTGGAGTAGACGCAAATGCTTTAGCTATTCAACTTCAAGAAGTAGCAAAAGATAATGGTGACTATGGAAAATTTATAGTTAATAATTTTGATAAAATTATTGAAGGTTTAGTAAGCGGAAAATATAAAACAGCAGCAGAAGCCGCTAAAGCTCAAAAAGAAATTGCACAAAGACAAGAAGGTGTTCGTCAAAAGCTATTTCAATATTCTCAGGCTATCGAACAAGCTATTGCAAATACAGCAATGCAGATTGAAAATTATGATTTTGAAAAGAGTTTTGGAAAACTAAATTTAGAAAAATCATCTCAATTAATTAATGATGGATTAGCCGCCATCTCTAAAAATATAGATAATGCTTTTAAAAATCAATTTGATTTATTAGTTGGAGAAACTGCAAATATTCAACAAAAGAAAATGTTGGATTTTGATGCTGCGAATTTTGAAAGGGGTTTTGAATTGCAAAAACAATCTAGAACTTTAGGCAGATCAAAAGAACTAGTCACTGTTCTTCAAGGAGCTTTAGAAGAAACCGCTGCTGGAAATATAGATCAAGTTGTAGAAGCTTTTCAAAAAACAGGAAAAGTTGACATCTCTACTATATCTGGTCTTAAAAAAGGAGAAGAATCAAAAAGAGCTATACAAGCTTTTAATTTAACTACAAGTTTAGAAGAAAAAGCGGCTAAAAATAAAGACGACAATGCGCGTAAAACTTTTATGGCCGAACAGGCTTATGCTAATAAATCTTTGGAATTAAAAACTGCTGTTGGAAAACTAGATTACGATCTTTCAGAAAGACGTTATAAAAATACTTTACGCGAAAAAGAATTAGTAGATAGCATTACTAATCAAAATAAACAGATTCAGATTAAAGGACAAGCTGAGATCGAAAGAAGTCGCATCGAAACAGAAAGTCCTTATTTCATGCTTGGAAGAGGGGAATTTGCTATTAGTGATGAAAAGAGAGCTAGAGAAGCGCAGAATACTCAAAAAGGTTTTGAGTTAGAAGCGAGACAAGCAATTGCTGATGCAGAAATAGCTAGAATACAAAGAGAAGTATTTGCCGATAATACTGATGCGACATTGCAAAATACAACAGCTATAGAAGACTTGATTATGGCTATGACACAGGAAGGCGCTAAAAATTTTGAAACACAGACCAATAAAATTGCAGAGCTTGACAAGCAAATTCAAAATGTTGGATCAACTATATCTGATGAAGCAATGCAAAGAGATCCTTTAATTGTGCAAAAAGAGAGAAAAAAATTAGAAGAAGAAAAACAAAAAATTCTTTCTTCTTCTGAATACGCTTCTGGCAAAGCGGCTTCCGACTTAAGAAATAGGCAGATAGAAATGCAAGTCGCTAGACAAGAATTGCAAAACCGCAGAACTAAAGGAGGATCTTTTGGTTCAATGGATTTGTCTTCTATAAAAGATCCAGTTAATTATTTAAAAGAAAGAGCTTCAGAAGAAAGAAAGATTTTGCAGACTTTAGAAGATCAAAAGGAAAGTCTAGTTATTCAATCAGAAGAAGGAAATTTAACTCTTGAGCAATCTCAAAAGTTAAAAACTCTTGATGAACAAATAGCTAAACAAAGAAGCGTTGTCAATGATGTTGACAATGCAAACCTTTCTATACAAGAAAAAATAACAACAGAAAAAACTCGTCAAAATCAACTTGATAAAGATAGAGAAAAGAGGGGTAAATTTGGTACAGGAGTTTCTAAAGCTCTTGGAGACATAAGAACAGAAATTGATACTTTTGAAGAAAGGCTTGGAGGAACAACCGTAACCGCTTTCAGAGATGGTTTGGTTGGAGCCATGGATGCTGCAATAAACAGGACTGATGATCTTGGAAGTGCGTTGTTAGAAGTCGCTGGAGGATTCTTAAAGAGTATACAAAATGCAATGTTCCAACAAATTGCTAATCAGATAGTCAGTGGAGCAGGTTTTGCAATTGGTAAGCAAAAAGGTGGGGTCATACACGCTCAGGCTGGCATGTATATTAGCGATGCTGGAAGAACTGGTGACGTTAATCCAGCCATGCTTGAAGATGGAGAATATGTATTAAATAGAAAAACAGTTAAAGCTTTGGGTGGTCCAAAAGAAATAGATAAACTTAATTTTGGGATGTTTCCAAGATTTGGCGTTGGAGCTAGAAGATTTGCTAATGGTGGAAACACTGGAAGTATGCAAGCTGCTGCTTCAATGAATGAACCTTTTGCTGAATTAAGTGAGTTTGGAAAAGAAAATAATCCTGAATATCAAAAATATTTAGAAAGAATAAGAGCAGAACAAGCCAAAAAAGATGCAAAGAAAGCCCAAAGAAGCGCATTAATAAGATCTTTAATTGGTACAGCTTTGACAACTGGATTAATGATGGGTGTCGGTTCTTTAGCTAAAGGAATGGGTCCAAAAGGTGCAGGTGGAGCATCAGCACCTAAAGGTCCAGGAATTGATAAACCAGCTGATTTAGGATATGGAGTTGGATCATCAAGTACGACATCTTTAGCCATAGGAACTGGCGGTCAAACGGGTGGTTTATTTTCAGGAAAACGATTTGCAAATGGTGGTTATCTTCCTTATGGAAACAGATTAAACGATAGTATTCCAGCTTTACTAAGTGGCGGCGAATATATTGTTAATAGTAAAGCCGTTAGAAAGTATGGAGTTGGCGGACTAAATAGAATCAATTCTGGAGTCGCTAGATTCCAAGATGGAGGTTTGGTTGGTGACACAGCAAAAACAAACGCCAATACAGAATCTTCAACTTCCAATAATGTTAGCGTTAATATTACAGTTAATGCTACAGATGGTAAAGCTCAGAATGAACAGTCTTCTGCTGACGGAGGAGACGATAAAAACAGAGCTTTGGGTAACAAGATTAAAGAAGTTGTTCTACAAGTTATCACAAATGAGCAAAGAACTGGCGGCTTGTTGGATTCCACAAAGAAAAAATAACAAATGAAAAATAAAGCTCAAGCACAATATAATCAAAAAGTATTTTTGGAAGGAGTAAAACTAAAAGGTGTTACTTCTGTTGATGGATCGTATACTCATTCAGTTATGCCAATAAATGTGCTTGGTCAAGGAGCGATTAAAACTGTTATCGCCGATGTTCCACAGGCTGATTTTTCTATAAGTAGAAATATTGCTTTTGCTGATATCTTTAATCCTTTTACAGGAGTTGTGGAAAGGTTGCGAGGCTCTTTAAATTATGGAGATAAGATATTTGGATTTGAAGATGGTTATTTATCTTCTTATTCATATGATGTATCTTATGGAGACGTTCCGCAAACTAATATTGGTATAAAAGTTTATGGAGACATTGGAAGCGGAATGTATTTATCAAACTCTTCTAATCCTCAATTTGTAGGAATAGATGGAACATTGAATGCAACAGGTGATTATAATGATGCAGAAGATATACCAATATATCCTGCAAACATTGTTTTGTCTTGCAGAAACAGTAGTACAAATAGAGTTAAATCTTTTTCTTTCTCTAGTAATATAAATTACGATGTTATATATGGCGTAAATTCTATAAAGCCAATTCAGGTTTCTATAAAATATCCTATTGAAGTTATGGTGGATTTCACCCTTGAAGTGGATGATTACGAAACAAAAAGAATGACAGATATGTTAGTAACTGGTATTGCAGATCCATTTACAATCGATGTTTTTGGAACAGTTTTCGAAGATCAACCAATTTATACACAAACTTTTACTTTCAATGGTCCATTATTAACTCCTTTAGAGGCTGGCGATGGAACTCCTTTGTTATTTAATAGAAAGCCAGGTTTTAATAGTAATTTTGTAGGACCGATTCCAGAAAGTTCAGAATCTTATAATTATATTAAATTATTTAGTTTTTCTTATTCTCCAGATACTAGCAAGCTAGTTTCTGAACAAGTTTCAGCGTCTGCTGATGACGTAACCAATGTAAAATTAAGTTATATAACATATGTTAATAAAACTTCTCAGAACTCTGATATCTTTTTTAATCAATATAAAAATGATCAAATTATTTATCAATCTGCTGCACAAGCTTTTGAAGAACAAAACAAGTAATTTAAAAAAATAGAGTGTAAATTAATATATATATGGCAGAAACAATTCCAGATCTAGATCAAGTATCTTCGATACCTCAAAACGCTTTGTTTCTTTTGAGCTATTCGGGCGCAGCTTCTCAAGTTGTATCTTTTGAGGATTTGTCAAAAAACTTTAATTTTGTACAACCTGTTTCTGGAAATGACATGTTGTTTGGAATTCAAGATACGCCAGTAATACGAATAGTTAATAGTAATAGATATATTGCGATATCGCCAACTGGATCTTTTTCTCCATTGTCAGCGTTTCATATTAGTGGGGCTTCTGGAATTAATAATGTTTTCACTCTTCAGAATCATACTGGAGCAAGTGGCGCAATTAGATTTTATGATGAAACAGGTTCTTGGTATCTTTTAAAAGATGGATACAATAATTTTTCTATCAGCGGAGTATTTAGCACAAATATTCAAAACAATAGTCTTTTAATTTCAAATGATGGATCTATTTTAATTACGGATGGGTCTTTATATTCTTATGATACAGTAGATTCGGATGTTAATATTCAGTTTTCTGTAGCAACAGGCATAAGATTTAGTTTCGATGATAATACTAACGCTGGAGATATTACATTAAGTACTAGTGGAATTAATTTTGATTCTGATGTTTATATAGGATATAATACAGGAGCAAATACAATTACTGGAGCATTTTTTGGTCTTAGTGGTGCTGTATTCGTAGACAAAGATGATGCTACAGTAAGAGTTGGAAACACAAATAGAAACACAGACGCAAGACTAACGATTTCAAATGTTGTCGTTGACGGTTCTCCTTATAAAACATTATTGATAGAAGATGCTGGTGTTCCTAATTTATTTTTTAGAAATACAGGAACACTTCCAAATCTTACGGCTTCAATAATGTATAATCAGCCAGTCTCGCAATTACATTTTGCAAGAAACAAGACAGCGGCGACTGTTGATACCACTGATCCTGTAATTTTTGATTTGGCTAACGGAAGATTAGGATTAGGAGGAATAGATCCTACATATCCATTAGATGTTACTGGAACTTCTTCATTTTTATCTCGTTACCAAAGTTATTCTCAATCTGCATTTTCAAGAATGCAAAGTAATTATGCTACTTCAAGTGGTCCAGTTGATTATGTTGCAACTGCCTATGGATCAGGTGATTTTAACTCATTTATAATTGGATACGATTTTGATAAAGCTACAGTTGGTCCTTCTGGCCCAGCTTCTGGTCCAACAACAAGAGTAGGACAATTCTTCTTTCAAACTGGAAATGCTTCTAATGTTTATGACGCTTCAAGAAACATAGTCACCATTTCAGATCAAGGAGATATAAATAACAAAGGATTATATACTAGTGATGATAATTTTTGTTATGGTAAGTTTATTGATATTCATCGCGCATCGAATTTAACGGGCGGTGCAGTTTATTTAAATTTAGATAATATAGATTATGGATTCAACCAATCTGGAAGCGCAGCGTACCATGCTCTTTTTCCAGCTTCAGGGAGAATAATTGGCGTTGATTTTATTTGCCAATTAAATAGCGGAATATCTGATGGAACTGGATATTTAGTATTTAATAATTTTAGCGGAATGACGCTAAACAATGTTGGTGGAACAACATTTGTTAGTGGAATTTCTACTAGTGTTAATAAAAGATTTTTTCAAGTTTGGGATGCTTATTCTAATGATTACTACGATTCTCCAACTCTATCAAACCATTGTTATGTTTCTGGAGTTATATCTGGTCAAGGATTTTTAAATTTAAAAGCTAGAATAAATAACTTTTCAGTAGGAAATAAATTTAATAACTCAGTTACCAAATTAGCTTTTAATCGTTACGATTATGGAAGTTGGGTAGCCTATGCTTTAAGAAATGATGGTTCTGGCGGAACGGTCTTTACTCCTTTGACTGGAGCAATGAACATAACAACAATGGCAGAATATTTTTACGTTTCAGATACCGATTCAAGTGCTGGTTCTTACATTTCACAGTAATGGCTAAATTTTTAACATTTGAAACGACAGCGATAAGATTAAACGATTCTATTTTCCCTTCTAATTCAGCATCGTTTGGTCTTCAGGCTAATACTGTTCCTGTTTTTGATATTAATGGCAATCTTATTGATTACGCCCCAAATGGGCCTATTCAAGGAAAGTTTTCTACAGAGTTTTATTTGACAGGAGCGTTGCCAGACTTTCTAAAACTTGAGAATCAATCTGATGTTCCTATTTCGGTTTCTTTTAATAATTTTAATATTCCAAGTGCATTTTTGACTGATTTAAGTTTTAGTGTAGAACCTTATCAGCCAATTGCAGTTAGTACAAGTTTTGATTTTTATCACGGAATCAAGGCTTTGGATACAAATTTAAATGATGTTCATAATTTATTTAGTCCTGCTGATGGATCAACAAAAGTTAAAAATAAGTTGGCGACATTAAATGGTCTATCAAGTTATATAATAACTAATAATAGATCTTCTTATCCTGATAATTATGATGATTTTATTGTAAGCAATTTTAATTATTCTTTTACCGTAGAAAGACAGCCTCTTTTAAGAGTAAAACAAAGTATACCTTTAAGAGTAGCTTTGAGGCAGGTTAACGCTCAGTTTGGTGTGACTGCAAATAATATTGATGGAGTTTTAGATATTCATGGAAACGATGCGGTATTTAATGCTGTTTTAAAAGACGCGCAAAATCCTTCAGTTTATACTAATATGAGTTTGACAGGAATAATTGTGGACCAAAATTATGCGATCTCTGATTCTAGTTATGGAGTTGGATCTATAAAGATGATCCAAAACATAAGTAAAAAGAGAAATATAATTAATATACCTTTTGGAACTAATGATCCAGCAATTGTTGAAGTTTCAAAACCTATTATAAATATAAGTATTCCTACTCCTCCAGTAGGCCAAACAAATCCAAAGCCACCAATGCCGCCTCCACCTGAGCTTGTTCAACCAATTATTCCTCCTGCTCCTGAATTGGCTCCTGATTTAATTTGGTTTAATATATATGTTACACCATATGATTTGCCAAATGCTTGTTCAAATAAAAAACATATAATATCTCAAATAAAAATAGCAGCTGATTACAATTCAATAATAGATGGAAAACAATATATAATACAATCTAAAAATCTACAACAAACAGTAGAATATAATGATGTCTCCCTTGCGGCCAATAAAATCGCAAATAATCTGACAGTTCCAATCCTTTTTATGTGTTCTGTGGGAGTAAATCAAAATGTTTTAGATGCTAGTGCTTTAGATCCTTTGCCATTTCCGAATTTTGCAAATTCAGACGAATGTTCATATGAAGACGATCCTACTGTTCTAAATAAATTAGCCTTTCAAGCGAGAGGGACTAATTATATACATACAGAAGTGAATGGCGATTTTCAATGTTCTTTATTTGAAAGTCCAAGTATAGAAATTATATCGCCATCTTATACAAAAACATGTTATAGTCTAAAAGCGTATTGCACATGGAAATATTTGCTTGCGCGTATGAATTACGCTCGTAATAATGATGAGTTTATACCTGATAGCGAAAATATTTATTTAATAAATTTCCCATTTATTGCCAATGGTTCAAAAGTTTATGATGTTTTTACACCATGAAAGCGATTAACGATTATAGAATATTGATGCCAAACATTCCGTTTTACGAAACGGGAGTGACTTTTAATGAATTTGATGTTGTATATTATACTGGAATAAATCCCGGCACATACATAGATGACAAGGGAAACTCAAGAGTAGTCGCTGCGCCATTTACTACTGGATATTTTTATTGTAAAACTAATTTACCTTCTGGAGAAAACTTTTTCTTTAATCGTCCAGATGGAAACAATAGTGGTTATTATTGGACAAATAAATTTTTCTTTGTTCCTACTTATGGATCAAGCGTAAATTTTAAAGCTAATTTTTATGAAAATAAATTTCAAGATGATTATACTGTAATCATTGGTAAAAGTGAGAACGTGGTTCAAGTAGACGCGAAATTACAATTTAGTAATATAACAGATACTGAAGCAAAAGCTTTAAATCATTTTTATCAACAATCATTTGTAAAACCTGCCCAGTCTAGCGGTCAAGGATTGTTGCCGATTGAGACTGCTTTGTTTCCTCCGCATTCAAAAGTAAGACCTTATTATCTTAAAACTATAGATAATAATTTTGAAATGGTTGATTTAAATTCTGTCACTCTAAGCTTGGAATCTCCATTTGTTTCAATAACAGAATGGAAAGAAAAATTAATACCATACGGAGCATGTGATTTTGACAATAATAAACCATATTCTAAAGATGATTATGTTTTCTTGAATAATGCAGGATCAAAAAATGGATTTTATTATTTTAGCGGAGACGCTGGAGATGAACCTGTTGTAGGAATAAGTCCAGCAACTAGCAATTCGTTTTGGACTCAAAAATTTTATTTTCAGCCAGACAATGCACAGCAGCTTCAATTTAATTCTAATAGTTATAAAAACGATTTAGGAAATTTTTATTTATATCAGAACGACGGTATTAACTCAAATTCTTTTGATTTTTCTTTAACTTTTAATAACAGATCAGATAAACAAGCGAAAGCAATTTTACATTTCTTGGAAAACCATAATGGAATTGATCTTTTTGATTATGACATGTACACATTCTTTACTGGAACAAGATCTTTTTATTGTCCAGAATGGAGTCATACTTATAATTTCTTAGACAATAATTCTATAACCGCAAGATTCATTGAGTCTAAATTTTCTTTTGACAGAGTATTCGATTTTAAAACTTATTTAACTCCAACTGGTTTTGACTTTGGTTTTTTACCAGCAGGGTTTCAAACAAGTAGAGAATATGGTATTATAAATAGTGGATTAAGATATCCAGCTTCATATTCTATTTTAAATAAAGTAGAACAATCTACTCCAACAACAAATTTCTTTTATCACGATTCTTCAGAAAGTGCGACGATTGATGTAAGAGCGGGTAGTACGGGGTATTTTAATATAATATTTCAACACCCACAAAATAGAACAGGTCCAGATCAAATATATGGATATTTTAATGTGGGGCAATCCCAAGATAATTTTGGAACAGTTGGAAATGATTTTCAAATATATTATACAGGATCAAAAGTAAGTGCTGGATCGGCGGCTCCTTATAACTTCTTATCTGGAGTTCAAAACTGCGTAGCTTCGCCTGTTTTATATGAAAATAAATTAGCTCTTTTAACTCGTTGGACACTTCCTGAATCTGGATATTTCTTTACAGGATTTTCTGGAAGAATATCAATGAATAGTGGATTTTCTCCTCTTTTGTCTGTAACAGGAAAAAACGTAGCGATTCCATTAAATACTTCAAACTATTTATATGACGTTGGAACTCCAGGAATTACTACATATGAAATGCTTTTTACAGATTTAAGTTTTAATACAGATTATTATGTCACAATAAGTGGCATGAATGATACATATACTAATACCACTGGTCAAGCCGTTTTTGCAAGTGGAGTTAGTGAAATAAATTCTTGGCCTTCTTCAGATCCGGTTAAAGGTTATGAGGCAGTATTCAGTGGATTAACGACAGGTGTTTTAAATCAAATTGGATCTACGCCACCAAATTTAAGATTAACAAAGAAGATTGAAAGCAGGACAATTAAATCTCAAAAGTTTGATTATTTAGATGTTTATGATTACATTAAGAAAAACTTTACATATGCAGATAGGTTTGATTTTTATTCAGGAATAGTTTTAAACTTAGATAATGTGTTTATCGGTGCCGATAGTATATCTGATAATTATGATGTATACAATACAGGCTGCTGCATAATAACAGGAAATTATTCTAGTTTAAATAGTGGTTTAACTATTAATTTATTTAATAACTCAAATATCTATGCTAAAGGTGGAAGCACAAGTAAGTTATCGACAGATTCCGATCCAGTAAAAACAGGAAAAAATGCCTTGTATGTAAATTGTAGTGGCGATTTAAATCTTTATTTGGATAAAAGTTCTTATATTATAGCTGGAGGAGGAGCGGGTGATAATATTGGAATAAGAGACGTTCTTAATGTAACAAATAATAAATTTTCAACACTAAAAGAAGTTTTTAGACAATCTTCATTGTCAGCGTCTGGAATATTTGATATTCCAACAAATACCAAATACAATACACAAGATATAAATAATTTATTTGAAAATTTTAATCTTAGCGCTCAACAAATAATCAATAAAAGTTATACTTCTACGGTTGGGGCTTCTATTTTTTATGATTTCTTTGATCCAGCGGTTATTCCATCTGGATTAGTTTATGGAAGTCCAGCAACAGCTTTTGGTTCTGGATATTATACTGCTAATCTAGAATATACACAAGACGCAGAAGTAAATAAGCCTTCTGTTCCTTATGTATTGGCTAATCTTTTTAAAGTTCAAGGTTCTGTATATCCTTTAAAATCTTCTTAATTATGCCTTTTATACAAACTCAAAATTTAGTGGTAGAAAAAGAAATTCTTTCAGAAATAACTAAAAAAGAACAAGAGGAGAAACCTGAATTGTCTTCTTTGATAATATTGCAAGGTGGTCAGGGGGGATCTTTTGGAGAAAAAAGTTATAAACCTAAAGTTGTATTAGCTAAAGCCAACATAAATAGCTCAGAGCTATCTTTAGCGTCGGCAAGCATAACAAATCATACTACAACTGAAATAAAAAATGAAAACGATTGTGGATATGCTATAGATTTCAAAACTGACGTTTCTAATCAGTGTAATTTTACTATTGGACAGTACAATCCTTATGGAGATTTAGATATTTATAATAGATCTCTACTTTTACAATTTTCTGATGTTTTTACTGGAGGCGTTAGTAGTTCCACTATCTTAAATGATGGCAATAATGTTGGAAATTTTACATTTGTTTCTTCAGCTTCTTTAACTCCACAATTAGATTCAGAGTTAAATTTAAATAAATATTATCTTGAATTGAGAAATTCAGCCTCTGTGGCTGACGGTTTTTATTTAGAAAAATCGATTAATTTTGCAGATATTAATTCTAGTATTTATATTTTTTATGTAGCTCAAACAGATTTAGCAGATGGTTATGCCTCATACAACACTGGGCAAATATCTTATCAAAAAGATGATTTATCTACACAAATAACAGGAGGTTTTTACCATAATGAGTTTCAAGTTGGAGATAAAATTAACATATCTCATCCAAATAATTATTTTGGCATCAATGCTACAATAACTCAAAAAGATCCTTCAAATATTTATACATTATCTATAACAAAAGAAATAAATACACCTTCTTCTGCAAAAAATAGTTTGATTGTTTTTCCAGTCGGATCAAGCGCAACAATTCAAGATGTTGAATTAGATGGTTCGAATAAATTATCTATTACAACAGAACAGTCTTTGTCAAGTTTTACAGATTATAATACTGTTTTTTCAAATCCTTCATTCGGAACTAAATTTAATATAGGTAAAAAAATAACTATTGATCAAAAAGAAACTTTAAATAATGTAGGTTTCAGTACAGAAGGAAAGTTTTTATCAGAGCAGTTTGCATCTTTACCTATCGATGTTTCGTATAATAGAATAGGTAGTAGAAGTTATATGCAAGATCAGTATGGTACAGATGTTGTAAAAAATGAAATTAAAAATAAAACAAAGTTTGGTATTTTTTATCATGGAATAGAAAAAACGATTTCTAGAAATGAATCTAATACTAGCCAAGCGTCTACCACTTATAGTTGCGGATCAGAAATATCTTCTTTTATTTCCAATAATCAATTAAATCAAGATATTCTTAATATGTTGCAAGACAAAACAATTAAAATAATTTTAGGATCTCCTATAAAATATATAAATGGAGTTGCAAGGTGCTATTATTCCAATAAAATATATGAAGTTTTGGTATATACAGATTTAAAATCGTCGGATATACCTAAAGTTTTATCTTACCTTTCTAGAAAATATCAAGAAAAAATAACCTTTTCTTCGCCAGTAGAATTTCAATCTACTGATATGTATTATTCTATTACTGATAAAATTAATATAGTTGGTAAAATAAAGAAAACATCTACATAATATGGCAGATTTAATTTCAACTCAGTCTTTAATAGATTTAGATCCTGATTCTTTTGTAGATCTTTTTGAGATTTACATAGATGAATCTACTGGTATATTGCGATTTCATGCTGGTAAAAATTTTAATAAATATATAGTTTATAAAGGAAATCAATATACACCTGCTCCTATTGAGTATGGTGGATTTGAGTTTTCATCCGATGGAAAACAAAGCAGACCATCTATAAGATTGGCAAACATAAATGGTCTGATAACTAATGTAATTAAAAATAAAAATGATTTAGTCAATTCAAGATTAAAACGTTTAAAAGTATTCGTAAAGAATCTTGATGACGAAAACTTTTCAGATGGCAAAAATCCTTTTTTCGGATATAGAACAAAAAGAAATTCTGTGCAAGGGTATGGTCAGTCTTTCTTTGAAGAAAATTATATTATAAATCGTAAGACTACAGAGAATAAGTATATTATAGAATTTGAGCTTTCAAGTCCTTTAGATTTTGAGAATCAGTTTTTACCTAATAGAAAAATATCAGACAATCTATGTTCTTGGTCTTATAGAGGATGCGGATGCAACTATGGAAAGCTTCCTTGGAAAGATCAGTCTGGACAGCCTCAAACAATAACTTATACAGATTCTAATAATCAAGTAATCACAAAAACAGCAAGTGATATTTTTGGAGAAAAAGTTCCAAATTTAGGAATTCCATTTGCAGACGAAAATAATAAATTATTTTACTCTCCGCAAGGATATGGATTACAGATACCAAATCAAGCTTATAAAGCATTTTGGGATTCAACTAAAACTTACAATTCTGGTGAATTTGTTGTTTATGCGGATTCTGTAAATTACGATTTCTTTGGAAGCAAATTTCAATTTTCAGAAGACAATATTTCAATATCTGTATATGTTTGTATACTTACTAATATTAATAAAGATCCTAAATTAAATAAAGAGTTTTGGATAAAAGATTCTTGCTCTAAGAATATAAAGGGCTGCGCTTTTAGATGGAAAGGGCATAAAGATGGATTACCTTTTGGAGGATTTCCAGGAACAAGACCTTACAATTATCAAACTTAACAAAGCTTTAGAAGAGATTAAAACTTTTTTATTATCTAATTATCCATTTGAATCTGGAGGATTAGTAGATAAAGATTATAACATTTATAAATATACAAGTGATAATCCGAGTTGTCATAGATTTTTTCCTCCTAACGATTTCTTTCTTAAACTAATAAGAAAACAGTTTTTATTTTCTTTCCATAGCCACCTACATTTATTGAATCCATCTAAAGAGGATATCTTTTTTATTAAAAATTACGATATTCCTATTATAATATATAGTTTAAATTGGGATCGATTTTTAAGTGTAAATATTAAACATGAAACAAGTTATTTTACATGGCCTATTACAGAAGATAGCTTGTGCATCTTTCGAAGCAAAAGTTGATTCTTTTGACGAATTGATATCTTGTATATCGGCGAACTTCGATAACTTTGGAAAACAAATTAACAAACTAAGAGAAAAATTTGATGGTCTTTTGATTGTGGTTGATGGTTTTATTGTAGATAATGGTGCTGTTTTAAATCAAAAAATTAGAAATGCTAAAGTCATAGAATTGGTTCCAGTTCTTTCTTTGGCGGCTTTTGCTTCTTCTACAATTCTTTTTACAAGTATA